TGTTCTGCGAACCGTCCATCGCCGTCCCGCCACTCATCTTATACACGGCGTCCAATGCAGTGCTTTCAGCCGCCAAGTGCTGGAAACCGCAGAGATCGGTCGTCGCATAGAGGATGTCGCTGGTTGTGAACAACAGGTTGGCGATAGCAGCACCGGCTGCACCACCCATTGCCATACCAACAAAGAAACTGTGGTCATCAGCCACAATGGCGGCGGCATTGATACGCACTCGGGCTTCAAAGCAGAAGTCCTTGTTCAAAATGAACGGCCCTACGTCAAGCCCGGCGCCCGGCTGGATGACAGCTTCGTCGTTGTCGGCAAGCGAACCCAGGCGAATGATACCGGGGGCGGCCGCCTCGCTGGCAATCTGGACCACGGTGCCTGTTGCCGTCTGCAACAGGATATAGCCGTTGTACAGTGACGTATTTCCGAATTGCAGGAAATCGTCGAAATGGCCTATCGCCGGATTTCCAGACGCGGTTCTGGGAAAACCAGGCCCGTAAGGCAGGGCAAACTTCTTCCATAGGCGACCGGACAAGCCGATGCCATCAAGTTCGTCAAACATGACATTCATAAAATACTCCTTTGTCTACTTAGACCTTTTCAGTTTCGCTTGTCAGGGCGTTTAGGTGGTTTCCGTGACGGTTTCCGTGCAGTAACCCCGGAAATTCGCCCGGCGGTTGTAGCACACAATCTGACCGGCATCGTCCATCGCGCGAACGCGGACGTTGCTCATCTCGGGATGCTGGAACGGCTTCCGCTTCCGCATATTGCGGCCCGCGGCGTAGTACCAGTCGAACGTGTTCCAGTCCACGCCCAGAATCACGCCATCGGTACGGGCGTTCTGGCTGGACGCATTCGTCCAAGCGGGCACCCACGTCATCGGAACGCCGCGAATGTACACGGAGCCCGAATGCGCCGCGAGGTCGTCCCGGATGTTGTCGTTGCCCAACTGCAACAGACGCCGGGCCGTAGCTATGCGACTGTGCGTGGTGAGTAGTTCCCACCGATGCTTGCCTTCCGGCTTAATGTCGGACCTTTCGACCGGCGGCTTGAACGAGCAGAGGTCCATCGAGTTGATGACCTTCTCCACGAAGTCGTCCCGGTCGACCACGGTGTAGGGGAATGTCCGGTTCCGCCATTGCTCGTACGTGGTGCAGGAAACCCCACCCACGCCAACCGAGCCCCAGCCAAGCGGCTCGTAACCGTCAAAGCCCACCTCGGAGTTGTTCTCCGTGGTGCTGTCGTCCGTCGCGGTGATCCACCACAACAGCGAAACGGGCGGGAACGGCGACTGCGTGGCAGATGCCGGGCCAGGCCCCATCATCACGTCTTCAATGCCGACAAAGAAGTCCTGCATTAGGCCCTGCTCTTGCAGGTCCATGTATTTGACGATTGCCTGCGCCCCTTGGGCGAAGGTTTCCTCGTCGATGTCGTAGTGGTAGTTCGTCGTGGTCATGCCCCACTTCAGGCTGCCCTCTTGGAGGACGTTGACCCGACTGGACGAATCCCGGTGGTACAGACCGACCACCTGGAAGTTGTTGTTGTTGTCAACCTTCAGCTTCCACTTGCACTGCGAGGTGGACATTTCACGCTTGTTCGCCGAGTCGAAAAGACGCGATGCGAACATGTACTCTTGGAGCGGCAGGGAAATGTCCTGCCACTTCCCCATTGGGTACTTCTGCAAATATGCAGCGACAAAATCGTCAAATTGTTCAATGCCAAGTGCCATCCGGCAATTCCTTTATGCTTGCCCCGCTAGGCGTTCTCCAGTTCCTTATACAGCCGTTCCATTTCTTCCATAAGGGGTTCTTTTTGGTCTTGCGCCTTGGTGGCGCTGCCCCCCATGCGGCCGTCGGACTGCTTGGAAACCTTGCGGGTTCTGGCTTTCAGTTCTTTCTTACCTAGTTCGTCCGCGAAGACCATTCGGGCGACGCGGTTGACTAACAGTTGGTCGAGGTCGACGCCACGCCCCAACATCTCCAGTCCAATCTGCTGGGCTTTCACGGCGACGTGCAAGTCCTGCCTGCGCTCAAGATGCTTGGCGCTCTCCTTGCCGGTCACGCCGAACAGGTCGGCATGGCCGAGAGAATCGACAAGGCTGTCAAAACGCTGTTCTTCCGCTCTGGCATCGGCTTCTGCAAACCGGGACTCGAAAGCGTCGAGGCGGGACTCGTAGTGGTCGCGCATTCGCGTCAATTCCTCTACCAAGCCCTCGTCGTACACGTCCTTGTCCAGGCTGACCTCGAATGTCCCTTCTTTGGGTTCACTCTTGGTAAACTTCCCCTGCTCATTGCGGGCTGGTTCGGTTTCTTGCGTCTCGTCCTTGCCGCCTTCGGCCAACGCCTTGCGGCCGACCTCCAGCGCGCTACGGTCTAAGAATCGCAGTGCCCTTTCCAGTTCGTCGCGGCTGGTGAAGTCGGCAAGTTCCTTCTCGTCGATACCATACGCGGCTATCTCGGCCTTTAGGTCGTCGTCAAGCCAGTCTTCGGCTTGGTCCTCCGGGCCGGTTTCCTCGCCTTTGGCGGTTTTGTCGTCGCCGGAATCTGTCTCGGGAACGACGGGTGTATCATTGTCTTCAGCGAGTTGCTGGGAATCTGTCTTCTCTTCCGATTGCTCGCCTGCGCGGTCTTTTTCCACGTCGGCTACAACCTGGTTCACGTATTCTTGGATTTCTTGGTGGGTCGCGTTGTCCGCTAAGTCTGTTGACATTTCAGTCTCCGTAACCCCCATCAGCGTCAACAAGCCCCCTTACGCGAAGGAGTTCCTTGCGCCCACGCCGCGAGGTGATTTCGAGTTGCCCGTTGTCCCGTACACGAACGCCCTTGATGCCGTGTTTTCGGATGGTCTCTCGCATCTCCGGCACTTGAGCCTTCATGCAACCGATCCCCTCGGAAATGAGCGGGGCGGACTCCGTGTAGGCCACGGTGCCCATCGACGCGCCACCCGACAGTCCCACGCCGGGCCGGGCGTCCCACTCTTTCTTGGTCACTGTCTTGCCGTTGAGTTTATAGATCACGCCGGTCTCCTCCCCAGCATTGCCGCCTGCTGACTATTGACCTGTGGGCCTCCACCCGAAAGAGTTTGTTGCAATACTTGACTGCGTGCCTCCTTGGTGCCTCCCGTTCCGACGTTCCTCCGGACGTTCTCCCGCGAAGTCACGGGCGACTGCCGCACCGTGTTCTGATCGCCGCCAAGCATGTCCGCCGGACTGGCGAACGTAATGAACCGCCTGAATTCCGGCCGGTTCTTCAGCCGGGCGATTTCCTCGACGATTGCTTCCGCGTCAAGTGTTGCCCCCGATGCCTGAAACATGGGCCATAGCGGGGCTATCTGCTGAAGCACCTGAAATAGCTCTTGGAGCTTCTGTTCGGGCGTCTTGAAGACCATCGAGTACGGCTCGACCCGAAAATCGTACTCCTCGAATTCGCCCACCCGATAATCCGGGTCCCAGTCGGAAGACACCTCTATGCCGGAGTTCCCCACGGGAATCGAAGACTGCAACCTGAGCGTCTGGTCCTCCCACATCAGCTTCCCGAGGTCCAGGATGCACTCGGCCGCGAAACCGACCACCGCCATTCGCATATCGGCTTCCGTCCGGGAGACCTGGCCGTGAATCAACTCTTCCTGGCCAACCGTCGAACTCTGGGGGCCAAGTCCGCCCATCGCCATGAGATTGCCCGCGAAGCGGTCGTATTCGTCCTGGACGAACAACGCAAATGCCTGGTCCCGCTGGTCGACTCCGCCCATCTCGACCTGGGCAACGCTTTTCGGATCGTTGATCTTGTGCCAGGAATTCCGCTTGGCCGTGCGAAGCGACTCCGCGTCATCCGCCCCGCCCGGAGGATACACGTTGACGACGCGGTGAGCGTCCGAATCCTCCTCCATCCGCCGGTGCAGGCGGTTCTGGAGATCGTGCATCCCCTTGAGGTTCACCGCCGGGCTGGCGGGAATCACGTTGTCGGGCACGTTCCCCAGGGACAAGAACTTGTATGGACCTGCCTGCGAGCCAGTCCAATCCCGCTCAAGCAGCGGAGATTCATCGACGCCAACTGCAAACGTAGCGATTGAGTTGTTCTCCGCAATCCACACGTCTTGAAGCCAAATCATCGGCTTCAGTTCGTCGTCATCGACCGCCCCGCTGGAAGCTATATCGCGAGCAAAATCCGCATTATCTATCGAATACTTACTCGTCGGCGATAACTTGCCCACAACCTTCTTGTCGTACCCGGGTTCCGCTTTGACCTTCTCGAAGTCGGCACGGTACTGGTGTCCGCAGTACCGCATCTTCGTCAACTCTTTGGCGCTCATGTCCAAAATCAGATCGTCCAGGGAAACCCGATTTAGCCATGGTTCGCCCGGGTCCAGCCAAACATCCTCTTCCGACTCCAGTAGGCCGTGAAACCGGGTATCGGTATCGCGCATCATCACGACGCCGCACCCGATACAGAAGAAAGCGTCGAGGACAATGGCCCGGAACGTTACGTCCAGTTCCATGTCCCCGATCAACTTGTTCAAGTTGACCTCGAACCGCTTGGCGAACGGCCAGTTCTCCGTCAATGGAGTAGAAACCATGACCTGTGGGTTATTCGCCGCCAGGGCCACGGTGTAGATTCGGGCCGTCTGGTTTATTAGGTTGACAAGAATCTTCGCCTTTTTTGGAGGTGCCGTCTCCCCGCTGTACCACGAACCGGCGTAGTTTTCGATCAGTTCCTTACGGATGCGGCGGAACGGCACCATCTCTTCGCGCGAAGTCTTGACGGCCTTCAGCAACCGGCCGCGAGCCTGCTTGTCGTGCAGATCAATCATCGGTAGCCTTTGAAAAACGGGCGGCCAAGAAACGAAAAAAGCCATGCAGGTATGCAGCCCTGCATGGCTTTTGGTTTACTTGGCCCCGCCGCCGTGATCTGCCGATCAACGGTTTTGGTTTGCCCGGTTAGTTGTCAAAGTTCAGTCGTGCGTATTCTCCAAAGTGCTCGGTCGCCGCCTTGTTATATGCAACAGCCGCTTCAGCCTCGGTGGCAAAACTTCCAAGGTGGATACGCTTGGAATCCACCCGTATACCAGCCCTCCACCGTTTCTTCCGCTGTCCGCTGAGTTCCAGGTACACTCCTTTGTAGATACTTGTGCAACCAGATATTCTCGGCTTAGCAGCATTCGCCGCGTTCTGTTGCGCCGTGGCGAACCGCAGATTGCACCTCCTGTTGTCGAGCCCGTTGCCATTAACGTGGTCTACCTGGGTGCCTCGTGGGGCGTCAATGATCTGCCTGTGCATTAGTAGGCGATGCCCGAAGTCATCCAAGGTGAGTGCATATTGCGTTCTCCTTGAAAACATGACATTCCAGTTATACAGGTTCACCATTTCGATATCATCGCTGTCGATGAACGCCACAAAACCACGATTCAGCTTGACCTCCACAACAGTTCGTTCTATAACACACATTGTCGAACCTCCTTTTCAGGTTTGACCACCGCCCCGATGGTTACCACCATGCGGGGCATTTATGTTTGCCAGCCCCTTTTGTCCTGCTACGGCTTTTGTCCCTTTGGCATTGCCACTATAGTACCGGCCCCCTTTGTCCTACTGCGGTCTTTTGCCTCC